GAGCTCGCGGAAGCCAAAGCAGCCAGAACTGAACTAGAAACCAAACTTCGTATCTCCGACAGCACTAAGGACAATTACTGTAAACTCTGGCTAGAGTCCAAGGCAGAGTTGGACAACTTTCACGTAGTCCTCGATGCGCTGCCTGGAATTTCCCCACGCAGGGCGGAGGGCGAATACAGTGACCTTCCTATTGGTGCTCGCTTCCTGAGCTGGGCAGTTTCCCTCTTCATCCACCGTGCAGGTGCTTTCAATGACTGAAATCATCCCCTCCAAACTCCAAGAATGGCGGCGGAAAGCCGCTGACGGTACAATCACAATTGAGGAAATGCGAGAGGCTATCGCAGCTATCCGCCAGGAACGCATTGCGGGCAGCATGCGAAGCAGCGCAGCAAGAGAAGGGAAGGCTGCGGCCAAGGCAAAGGCGAAACCAATTGACAGTGATGCACTACTAGGAGAACTGCTATGACCAGCGCCAGCGCCCGGCCTATGTTTCCACACACAATCGACAGCACCATCCTGTCGGCTTTCCGCAGCTGCCCACAAAAAGCCTTTCGACAATATGTGCAGCACTGGAAATCCCGCTTCCCTTCTGTGCATCTTATTGCTGGCGGGGCCTTTGCATCTGGGATTGAAGCCGCTCGCAGGGCCTTCTTCATAGGAGGGCGAAGTGCAGAGGACGCCGAAGGCATCGGCCTTGCAGCTCTTATCGCGCACTACGGCGACTTCCCCTGCCCTCCAGATTCCCCAAAGTCTCTGGAGCGCATGTGTGGAGCGCTGGAATATTACTTCTCCATGTACCCATTAGGTGCAGATGGGGCGGAACCAGTCACCTTTGCCAATGGCCACAAAGGCATTGAGTTCAGCTTTGCCGAACCGCTCGACATTGCGCACCCAATCACCGGCGACCCTATCCTTTACACTGGCCGAAGTGACCAGATTGCTGAGCGCATGGATGGAATCTTCATCTACGACGAAAAAACCACCTCCAGCCTTGGAGCTACCTTCGCACGGCAGTGGGAGATGCGGTCACAGTTCACCGGGTATCAGTGGGCTGCCGCGAGGCATGGGATTCAGGCAAAAGGGAGCATCGTTCGCGGGGTGAGCATCCTGAAAACCAAGTACGACACAATGGAAGTCCCCACGTATCGCAGCAAGTATGAGATAGAGCGATGGGAACAGCAGGTGCTTCGGGATGTGAAGCGGATGATTCAGTGCTGGAAGGAAGGCTACTGGGACTTCTCTCTCGATGCAGGATGTGTGGAGTACGGTGGCTGCCCCTTTGTGGCTGTCTGTAAGAGTTCGCAGCCAGATGATTGGCTTCCTGTGAACTTCGAGCAGCGGGTCTGGGATCCATTAGCACGTCGGGAGCTCAGTGTGAAAGAGTACGAAGAAAGCTGGGGGCATGCGCGTGGGGTCAACGAAGCGCCAGCACCAGAGCTTCCAGGAGGAGTTTCCCCAGAACAGGCTGCGAGTCTCTCCAAGGAACTCTCTGGAATGCTCGGGGGTTAAGATGGCTGCGCTCCCACCCCCACTCCCCTACACTCAGCATTTCTTTGTGGAGAACCACTACTTCGGCAGTTGCCAACGTGGTGGTATTCATATCCATGAGGAATACGCAGCCCCACGTTCCTATGCGTACTTTTGCCCGATTTGTGCGGAAGTGTGGGCCAGGTGCCCAATAGAAGGGGGAGGCTCAATGGCAGGAACTTTCCGGTGCATAGAAACTCCCTGCCGAAAGCATACAAAGCACCCTTGGGCAGTCCCCGGCTCCTTGATGTTGCTGTGGGATGCGGAGTTTTCAGGGTTGTTCCCTGAAGAGTTGGTGCGATGGGAGTTTGAGCGCCATCTGAGTTACGCGGAGAATACCCTGCTGGCGAGCCCGCAGGCCCACGAAAGGGAAGCACTATCATGACCACTGTAATTATTTGCTTGAGGCTTGTGTTGCTCATCTGGGCCATAGTAGAAGCCGTGCAGGTGCTATCCCGCTGAGCGCTTTGACTATTTACAACAGAGGAAAAAATTATGACTGAACCAACTGCAGCGCCAACGACCTCATCTGCTGCTCCCGCTGCCCCCAGCGCCCTCTCCGGCGTCAATGTACTCCTGATGGGGCCAGCAGGTACTGGCAAAACCTACTCCATCGGCTCCCTGGTAGAGGCAGGAGTTGAGGTATTCTATCTGGGCTTGGAGTCCGGGCTGGAATCCTTACTCGGCTACTTTACTGACCGTGGAAAGGAAATCCCCCCGAATCTTCACTGGCACCAATTAGCAGCACCAAAAGCAAGTTTCAGTGAACTTCTGGACAACGCGACAAAGATCAACACAATGGCACTGGACTCCCTTGCTAAAATGTCTGACCCAAATCGCAGTAAGCACAATCAATTCCTCCTTCTGTGCGCAGCGCTGAATAACTTTCCCGATGACCGCACAGGGGAGAAGTTTGGATGTGTTGATACCTGGGAACCTTCCCGTGCCTTGGTAGTAGATGGTATGGCCGGACTGGCTCGTGCAGCAATGTCACTTGTCGTCGGAGGCAAGCCAGTCAAGAATCAGTCAGACTGGGGTATCGCGCAAGACCAGGTGGAGAAAATCGTGCGCATGTGGACAGACAACTGCCGTTGTCATTTTGTGCTCATTGCGCATGTCGAGCGGGAGACAGACGCGGTGCTAGGTGGAGTGAAAATTATGATCAGCACACTTGGCAAAGCTCTTGCTCCCAAACTCCCTGCGATGTTCTCTGATGTTGTTCTTACAGTCCGTGAAGGTACGAAATTTTCCTGGGATACGGGGAGTGCAATCGCTGATGTCAAGTCACGCAATCTTCCCATCGCCCAGGGGCAACCACAGGACTTTCGACTTATCATAGGGAAGTGGAAATCCCGAGGAGGTGTACTGTAGTCAATATGCGTAACTGTAGCAATTCCTCTTGCACCCTGCCGTTATGGGTGCAAGACTAGCCTCACCCTCTTACGCACTATCGAGAGGGGTTTTTCTCAGCCTTAACCTTAACCTCAATCTTAACCTTACAGGAACTTTATCATGACTTTTGATGCTAATTCTTTTCTTGACTCCACAGTTTCTGGTGCCAATGATACCAAAACAGTGCCTGTGCCCGTTGGCGAATATATGGCCATTATCTCCAAAATCGCCCCCCGCCAGTGGCAATCGAAAGACGGCACATCCTCTGGTGTTGCCCTGGACATCTTCTGGGCTATTGAAGATACGCAGGTCAAAGCCGAGCTGGGCCGCGATGAGGTCATCTGCAAACAGGGGCTTATGCTGGATTTGAACGCTGATGGTACGCTGGATATGTCCAAGGGCAAGAACGTAGCCCTGGGCCGCCTGCGCGAAGCTGTCGGCAAAAACAGCCCCAGCGAACCTTTCTCCTTCGCAATGCTGCCCGGCCTCTCTGCCCGTGTCAGTGTAAAGCACCGCATGGGCCAGAATGACGGTGAGGTATTCGCTGAAGTCAAAGGCGTTGCCAAGCTGTAACCCCCTGCTGTAATTCGTAGTTGTAGCGCCTTGGGCCAGTTAGGGTTACCCTTCCCTCTCTGGCCCTTTTTTCATGAAAGGCATTTGCCCCCATGATTTACACCAGTAACACAGTCCAAATCCCCCAGAACTTGCCCTCATTCCGCGCATTGCCTATTGCATTATGGGTCAATGCCCATTACCGTATAAATCCCTCAAGAATGGCCGGTTTTAAGCCATTTTTGACCTATAGCGTCGTGCCATTGCGGCATGGCATTTTCTCCATTCCCTTTAGCCATAAGTGAGGCCACAATGCAGCTAATCGCAGTAGATAAAATCATCATCGCCAAAGACCGCCAGCGGCAAGAATTTGACCCGCAGGCACTAGCGGAACTTGGCACAACAATTGCCAGTAAGGGACTGATGCATGCACTGGTAGTACGGGAATCTCCCGAAGGCTTTGTCCTGGTTGCAGGTGAGCGCCGCCTTCGAGCCATCACTGACCTGTGGATGCTGGGAGGCCAGTTCCACTATAACAGTCAACCAGTCCCAGAGGGCTTTGTGCCCTATGTCACTTTGGGGCAGCTCTCCCCACTGGAAGCGGAGGAAGCGGAACTGGAAGAAAACCTCCATCGCAAAGACTTAAGCTGGCAGGAACGTGCAAGTGCTATGGCCAGGCTCCACAAGCTCCGCTCCCAGCAAGCCCAAGCCCTTGGAAAGCTCCACACAGTGGCTGATACAGCGATGGAGGTGAAAGGCCGCAGTGACGGTTCCTTCCAAGATCAGGTGCGCAAAGATATCATAGTCGCAAGTCACCTCCACAACCCTGAAATTGCAAAGGCCAAAACCACTGAGGAAGCATTCAAAATCCTCAAGCGACAGGAGACTAGCGCAAAGAATGTTGCGCTGGCAGAAGCAGTCGGCAGAACTTTCCAGGCGTCTGTCCATGAAGTCCACAATGTCAACTGCCTCGACTGGCTTAGGGTATGCCCAGCAGAGCGTTTCGACGTCATCCTCACTGATCCCCCTTACGGAATGGGGGCTGATGCTTTTGGCGACGCCGGGGAGGGGAGACTGGCCAATCACAGCCACCACTATGAGGACAGCCATGAAAGCTGGCAGGAGCTAATGCGCCGGTGGTGCCCAGAGAGTTTCCGCGTCACGAAGCCCCAGGCCCACGCATATGTTTTCTGCGACTTCGACCGTTTTCATGAACTGAAGGCGCTGATGCAAGCCGCCGGTTGGTATGTATTCCGCACACCGATCCTGCACACGAAGCCTAACAGTGGCAGAGTCCCGCTTCCTGACGAGGGCCCACGCCGGCAGTATGAGTGCATCCTGTACGCGATCAAAGGGCATAAGAAGACCACAGCGATCTACCCTGACATTATTGCTACAACTGCTGACACAGGCTTACAGCATGGTGCACAAAAGCCGGTTGCGCTCTACGAGAATCTGCTGATGCGAAGTGTGCGACCTGGGGATGAGGTGTTGGATTCCTTCGGAGGCACTGGCACTCTCATCCCAGCCGCTCATGCCAAGAAGTGCAAAGCAACAGTGCTGGAAGCCTCCAAGGAATACTATGGAGTGTGCCTGCAGCGGCTGAAAGACGTGGAGGAAGCCGACAGGAATCCACCTGTTACCACTGGAAAGGCGTTGGGAGATGAACTGGCAGCTTTGATGGGGATGTAGACGCTGCCCTCTCATACACACACAGGAGTTATAGTCATATGATACACGCAGTCGGGCCGAACAATGCGACCATAGCAATAGTAGGGGAATTTCCGCATGAGCAGGATATCGCCACAGGGGAACCATTTCGGGGTATGCCTGGGATAGAACTCACGAAACTCATGCGGGAGGCTGGAATTCCAAGGGAGAGTTGCTACCTGACAATGGTATGCACCTCCAAGGCGCCTTCTGGCAGAACTGGAGGACTTGTAGCGCTGAAGAAAAAAGACATTACCCCAGCTCATGTCTATTGTAACGGCAAGATGGTGCTGCCCCAGGTAGTGGAGGGAATTGAGCGGCTACGGCAGGAACTTCTAGCCCTCAAACCCAATGTTGTCTGTGCCATTGGGGACTTGGCGCTGTGGGCACTTACTGGAGAGTGGGGTGTGATGAACTGGAGATCGTCTGTGATGGTCTCCACACTCATCCCAGACTTGAAAGTCATCCCTACGATCTCCCCGGCACTTCTGAATATGCAATGGAATCTGCGCCCGATTCTGCTGCATGACCTGAAGCGGGTGGCCAGGCACAAGGACAATCCACGGGTTTCTCGCACGGATTACAAACTTGTAATACGCCCAAGTTATTCCCAAGCTGCCGACACCCTGGATTCCCTCATCGCCTCTGCCTCAGCCGCCCTCAGCGCTGGCCACAAGCTCAAACTCGGTGCTGACATCGAAACCCGCGCAGGGCACATTGCCTGCATTGCCTTCGCATGGAGTTCCTCAGAGGCCATTTGCATCCCTCTTATGTGCCAGCACTCGGATGAAGGCTACTGGACTCTGGAAGAAGAATCCCAGCTTGTACTCCGCATGATTCGCCTGATGTCGCTGGTGCAGATCATCGGGCAGAACTGGAACTACGATGCGCAGTACATCTATCGCTATTGGCACTTCCTCTGCCCGGACGTGCAAGACACGATGATTCAGCAGCACTCCTGCTTCTCCAACCTCCCAAAAAATCTGGCCTTCCTCTCTTCGATGTATCTGGAGGATCACCTGTATTGGAAGGATGACCGTACCAATTGGACTGACGGCCCCAAGGGGGAAGGTGAGGACAAGTATTGGATTTACAACTGCACAGACTCCTTGCGCACTCTTGCGATCCATGAAGTCCTGACACAAGTTGTGAAATCCCTCAAGCTCGAAGCTGTCAACGCCTTCCAGCAATCTCTCGCCCCCTGCGTTCTCAAGACCATGAATCGTGGGATTCGCATGGATACGCGCAGGCGTGCTGCCTTCTCCCAGGAACTCCTGCAGGCACGAGTTGCCCGAGAAACCTGGATGGCGGAAGTCCTTGGCCATCCAGTCAACATCCGCTCTCCCAAGCAGATGCAGGAACTCTTCTACGAAGAACTCGCGCAGAAGAAAGTGCTCAAGCGAAACGCAGAAGGCGGCATGTCACCTACAACCAATGATGAGGCCCTGCACAAGCTCGCAATGCGGGAGCCAATCCTTCAGCCCCTCACCCGCACAATCTCTGAACTGCGCTCTCTGGGAGTCTTCAACTCAACTTTCGTGGAGGCGCAGCTGGACACAGATGGCCGCATCCGCACCACTTTCAATATCTGTGGGACTGAGACTTACAGGTTTGCCTCTAGCAAGAACGCCTTCGGTTCCGGACTGAATTGCCAGAACATCCCGAAGGGCGGTGAGGTCGAAGGCGGTGGCTTGTCCCTGCCGAATGTCCGCAAACTCTTCATTCCAGACCCCGGCATGGCCATGTTCGACATTGACCTAGACAGCGCCGACTTGCGAATTGTAACATGGGAGAGCGACTGCAAGTGGATGAAAGACCACTTCGCCAATGGCAGGAAGCCCTACATTGAAGTCATGCGGGAGTATTACCGCAATCCCAGTATGACAAAGAAGTCACATCCCAGGGAATATGGCATGTTCAAATCACTATGCCACGGAACAAACTACCTGGGAACTGCAGATGGCATTGCCCCGCGCATCGGACTGCTTGTGCATGAAACCGAGCGAATCCAGAAATGGTACTTCGGACTTGCACCGGAAATCAAACGCTGGCAGGAGGACATCAAGAAGCAGGTCAGTGGCCGCCGGTACGTGCAAAATGCCTTTGGCTATCGCATACATTTCTTTGACAGGATAGAAGGGACTATCTTCAATCAGGCAGTTGCATGGATACCACAATCAACAGTAGGCTGCCTCATCAATCGTGCCTATGTCAACATCCACAACAACTTGCCGGAGGCTGAAGTCCTACTCCAAGTTCATGACTCCCTGATGGGGCAGGTGCCCATAGAAAACAAGGAACACTGGCTAAGGAGGATTGTGGAGGAATCGCAGATCGTCATTCCCTACAGCGACCCGCTTGTGATTCCGGTGGGGATTGTCAGTAGTGAGAAAAGCTGGGGAGATTGTGAGTAGGTTACTGGCTACCACCTAGCCCAGACACCGAATCCAGCAAAGGTGTCCAGCCCTCTACCCTGCACTTGTGTAGCTTCAGCAATAGCTCCCAAGTGCAGGGCTTTTACTTGCAGTAATTCCTGCCGCACATACGCCTTCACTGCCGGCATCCCACCTTGCACTCCAGCATACATTCCCGCTTCCGAGTGCTGCTGCACACCCACCCAAGGCAGCGGCTCTTCCTTCACATACTGCGTGGTGACTCCAGTTGTTGTGTCCAACACCGCAGTCACAGTTTGCGGATGGTCATTTGCTGCCACCTGGCTCGCACTCACAACCGACTGCGCCGCGTCATCTTGCACAGCCTGTGGGAGTTTCAACTTGCGCTTCACCGCCGGCCTGTATGCTCGCACCTTCGCAGCAGGCACCACCACATCTTCCTTTACCTCTCGGCGCACCTGTGGAGCCACCGCTGCCAGTACCGCAACATCCGGCTTTGGCTCCCTCACCACTGGCTTCAGCAATGACCAGGAGAAATTCACAATTGCCATTGTGGCTGCAATGGCCACCACGACTCCCCCGATCAGGTAATATTTTGTCCTGTCGTTCATCCCTCATCCCTCCATGCACTGTTTATATTCCTGCTGCCTGCGTGTCACAAGTCCCCCACACAGACGCTTGTACCTAACGTCCGCGCAGTCATTGCCTTGGTAACGTGTCCAGCGAAGAATCTCCCCACACGCCCCTTTGTAGTCACCAGCGTTCACCTTCTGCACCAACCGCGAATTACAAAAAGCCTTCCCCCCGATGTTATAGGCCAGCCCCACAAAAGCATCATACTCCCCCTGCGCCAACGGTACGTGTACACACTGCTTCAGTGCCCCTTCAAAGGTGCTGATATCACGCAGTGTTCGACCGAGCGCTCGCTGAGGAGTTGTGGTATCTCCCAGCCGCACTCCAGCAGTTGTTCCAAACCCTATTGTCGGAACATCCCCTGCAACGGGAATAATTGCCTTGCTGCTATACCCCTCCTGCCCCACAATGGCCACAAGCCCTGCGGCACTCAGCACCAGTCCGGCAATCGCAGCACGCCTGCGGTTCTCTGGTGCCATCAGAGTTCCTCAGTCCCCGAGTCCACAGCAGTGCCCTCTTCTGCTTCCCGGCGCTGCACCAGAAGCCGTGCGATGATGGCAGCCACAGTCACCACAAAGGTAAGCCCCGCAAACAGCATCTGCGGCAGCCTGTCTCCAACAATCGGCAATGCCATTTCAATTCCAGAAAGCACTGCCACCAGCAGCATTAACCTGAAGCTCCAGGCTTTCCTGACTATCCATTTCCAGTCGTCCAACAATATCTTTTCCATCCCCGTTTCCTCCGAGCTCAGCTTACAATTGTAGTCGTATTTACCAGTAACCAGTGCGCCCCATCACTTCTACAGAGCTTTGCCCCACCAGTAGCATCTGACACTTCGATGTATTTCCCCGTACTCCCACTTGCTGAAGGCAGTGTGGCCAGCGTGTACACTGGCATTTGCATCGGGGCATTGGAAGTCAGCCCCTTCTGTAACAGCGTAAACCAAGTCACCCAAGATACCGCAGTCACCTTCTCCACGCCTTGAGGGGCAGGAGGCAGCGTAATAAATCCCATCGTCAACGTCCTTTAGTCTGTGGTGCAACGTCAGCCCCACCAATATCGATCAGGAGTTCCTCCACGCGCAGCGGTGTGTTGTCCACATGGCGAAAATGAAAAGCCCTGCGGCGCGTTGCGCCAAGGCGCAGAGTACGAACCCGTGGGGAGTTCATAGCCAGCGCGCGAAAACCTGACCAGCTTTTATAGTCTGTGTCGGAATAGCGCAAATATCCAGTTGTCAGCACTTTATCCCCTTTCACCTCAGCAGCGGCAATCCGGGTCAACGTGGAGGTCTCACCTGGAGAGAGGTTCTTTGTCACGATGTTGAAGTCAATTGGGCCGGTATAGTCAGTGTAAGTAGTTGTGTCCAGCTTCTCCACTGCCCCACTTGCGACATCAAGCAGGAGGTTGTTCCCTGCAGAGGCAATGGCAGTGAAGTAGGAGTTGGAAGTAATGCTCACTTGGCAGTTCCCTGCGACAGTTCCTGCAGCTGGAATAGTCGCCCCTATCAATGCATCCCCAGTCTCTGTAACCAAGATATTCCCATAAGAGTCCAGCAAATACGTGGAATACTCAATGGTATAGGTGAAGTAAGTCGCGGTCGCTGATGTTAC